TGGTGTCGTATGCCGGGAACTGTTCGGGATCGTTTTTCACTACGATTGTGAATACGCTTGTGAACATGTGCTACGGGTATTGCGCATACCGCCGGGTGATTCCGATGCGCGTGGAGGACTATCGCGACCAGGTGATGCGGTTCGCGAAGTATTATGGAGATGATCTGCGCAAGCTGTTCCGGGTGCCAGGTGTAGGAATCGCCGAGTTCCAGGCGGCGATGCGCACACTCAACCAAGTGGTGACGGATAGCAATGGGCAGAAAGGTGATTTGATTGTGGCGACAAAGGGTGGCAAGACCTTTCTCAAGCGTGGCTTTCGCCGCGTCGGGGGGCGAGTGTTTTGCCCCCTGGAGGTTTCGTCGCTTGTCAAGAGCCTGCTCTTTTACGTGCCTTCTGGTGATGAGCGCGTTGATGCGGAGCGTCATCTTGCGTGCTTGCGCACTGTGTGGGACGAGTGCGTGTTTCACGAGCCAGCGGTGAGCGAGCAAGTCCGCGCGATGGTGCGCGCGTGTCTCGTCCTGGTGCATGGCGGCGACCGGCTGCTGCTGGCGAGTGATGAGGAGCTCATCGCGCGCTGGGACGCTGGGCGCCTGCGTGTGTGGGAGCTGTAGTGCGTGTGGCGCGATCGGCGTGTGTGTGTGAACGGGTGTGTGCGTTTGGTGGATTATTAGGCACGACATTTGTCGTCCCCGTACGAGCCCATGTGATTTGGGACGCTGCGTTTGTGCGTGTGTGTGTGTGTTGTTTTCCGCGTGTGTGTTTTGCGCTGAAATGGTCCCCTGGGTGGCGCCCCCAGGCTAAAGATTTGGCGCCGTTTGTGGCCGTTGAGGCGACGTGGTTTCTGGCCCCCCCCACATAAAGGGGGGCCCTCCGCTGGCCCATCGAGTGATAACTGGCGCGTGTTTTGCCGCACGTGCTGGGCTATGGGGTTTGTGGAGCCAACGCGCTGTGCGGCGGGCAGCCCCCGCCGCGCTGGGGCGCGAGGCTGAGTGGGGGGGTGGATGAAGTCGTCCCCCCTCCGAGAAAATTGACTTGCTGAATTTCAAATGGCGAATAAGGATGAGGCGCTGAGTGGGCACGTTGGTGACAACAAGCCTGGTGTGCCGAGTGAGAATGACTCAAAGGTGACGTCGCAGATGGTGGCGGATACTGGCGAGGAGTTGAATGACGTGGCGACTGGACCGAAGTTGGAAGTCGTCGGACTGAGGGATGCTTTCCCCCTGACGCGGGATGGGTACTTGTTGCCCGACGATGAGTTCTTCCGTCGGCCAGTGGTGCTGAAAACGTACTCGCTGACGTCTGCGTCTGTGGTGGACGCGCAGTTTGTGTGGGCGTTGTGGGCTAATGACCCAATGGTGGCGTCGCGTTTGAAGGGGCGAGCGCACTGGAGGGGAACGCTGTGCCTCAAGTTTGATGTGGCGGCAAGCCCGTACCAGTATGGTCTTATTCGCTTTGGCGTGCAATATGGGCCGTATGTGAGTACGCGCACGGCGTATGGTGCCTCTCAGCTCCTTGGTGTGGACGTGGACGTTGGGATTCCCGGCTCGCACGAGCTCCGGTGCCCTTTCATCTTCCCCAAGGACTACATCTCGTGCGTCTCTGGAGCGGTGTCAGTGTTTGATCCAGGCGCGACGCTCACGGATGCCCGAGCAATTGGTTTCCTGGTGATGGCGCCCATCGCCCCCATTGCGCGTGCTGATAGCGCGTCGGAGGGGACGGTGACGGTCCGCATCCGGGGATGGATGGAGAAGTTTGAGGGTGTGGGGCCCACTCGCTGTAACATCGTGGCGCAGAGCGGCGCCGTGTCTGGCACCGCGCGGGTGGTGGCCAAGGCTACTGGCATGCTGAGTAAGGTGCCGGTGATCGGCGGGATCGCTGGCGTGGTGTCGTCAGTGGCGACCGCGGTTGGCGATGTTGCCGCGTTCTTCGGATTTTCACGTGTGCGGGACGAGGG